TTGTTGTATCAATTTGAATTTGATGTAGAAGAAACTCTATAGTGAAAAAATATAAAATTACACACAAGATAACTGCCGACTTTATTGCCGAAGTTATTGTTAATGAAGATCAAATAGATGCTAGTATTAATGATCTTAAAGAATACAAGAAACCTAATAGCAAATTTGAATATACTATGTTAAAAGGTACAGAAAGTGTAACTCAAACAACTTACGAACAATATGACGAGAAGCCTAACAACAGCGATAAAGAACGAACTAGCGACTAATGATATTAGGCCTGTTCATCTTATTACTATTGGGTTTGCTACTCCTGTTAATATAACAGATTGCTCATTTGATCTAACATCATCAGTTACAGGCTCATCAGTTACTTATTCTTCTAGTGATTTTATTATGGGTATATCTGAACATAGTGAGCAAACAGATTTAAGCAAAGCCACTATAAGTTTAGTATTATCAGGTGCAGATCAAACATTTATATCATTAGTTTTAAACGAAAATGTAACAAATGACGAAGTATTAATTTATAGAGGTTTTTTAAATGATTCTAATACATTAATTGCTGACCCTTTTTTATTATACAAAGGAAATATAGAAAGTTTTGGAATATCTGAATCTCAAAATGCAAGTTCTGTAGAATTGTCAATAGTATCACATTGGGCAGACTTTGAAAAAAAGAATGGTCGTAAGACTAACAATACATCTCAACAAAGATTCTTTAGTACAGATGTTGGTATGGATTTTAGTTCTCAAACTATATTAGATATTAAATGGGGTAGAGAATAATGTTTAATTGGTTTGATAAACTTTTAGTAAAAATAGCAAAAAAAATATTAAATAGATATGCACCCAAAGGCGAATTTATTGCTTACATTAATGAAAAAGAAGAAAAAATATTAAAACAATTAGGTGGATATGGAAAACCTATTAACGAAACAGGAATTAAATCTTTTTTTAGTGTTAAAGGTGTTGTTAAAAGTGCTGTAAGTTTTATAACAAAAAGAATACCTATATTACAAAACCCTTTTGTTCAGTTAGGTATTACTTTATTTTTATCTTGGGTATTACGACCAAAAATTCCAGATCAACCTGATTTTGGTAATAATGATTTTGATAATTTTGAAAAAGGATTATTAGTTAATAAACAATCTAATGACGCAAATATTCCTGTAATTTATGGAGAAAGACTCACAGGGGGAACTAGAGTATTTGTAGAAACTTCTGGTACAGATAATACTTATTTGTATATGGCTGTAGTTATGGCAGAGGGAGAAATAAACGATATAGAAGAAATAAGAGTAGATGATAAAGTTATTACATGGGCAAGTGCATTATCAGATGGAACAGAAGTTGAAGTAAATAGTTCTGATAGTAATTTTTATAAAGATTCAACAAGTCTAATTAAAGTAGAGCCTCATTATGGAACTGATGGTCAATCAGCATCATCTTTATTATCAACATTATCATCTTGGGGAAGTAATCATAAATTATCTGGTTTATGCTATTTAGCAATTAGATTTAAATGGAATCAAGATGCTTTTTCTGGTATTCCAAAAGTACAAGCAAAGATACAAGGTAAAAAAGTTGTAGCTTATAATTCTAGCTTACAAGCACAATCTCCAGCTTATTCTACTAATCCATCATGGTGTTTATTAGACTATTTAACTAACACTAGATATGGAAAAGGATTAGCAATAAGTGAAATAAATTTACAATCTTTTTATGATGCTTCACAAGTTTGCGAAACACAAGTAACACCATATTCAGGTGGTAGTGATATAAATATTTTTGACACAAACACAGCATTAGATACATCAAAAAACATCATAGATAATGTTAGAGAACTTATAAAAGGTTGCAGAGGTTATCTTCCATATAGTGCTGGTAAATATAATTTAATTATTGAAACAACAGGAAGTGCAAGTATAACATTAACAGAAGATGATATTATAGGTGGTTATAGTTTATCAACACCAAATAAAAACGAAAAATATAATAGAGTTATTGTGAGTTTTGTTGACCCATCAAGAAATTTTCAAGTTAATGAAATTCAATATCCAGCTATTGACGATAGTGGTTATGCAACAGCAGATAAACATGCAACTATGAAAACTGCTGATGGTGGATTTTTGTTAGAGGGTAGATTTGACTTTAAAACTATTACATCTCCATATCAAGCAGAGGAGATGGCTGAAGTTATACTTAGAAGAAGTAGAGAAGCATTATCTCTAGGTATTACAGTTAGTTTAGATGCTTATGATTTAGCGATAGGAGATATAGTTAATATTACACATTCTTCTTTAGGATTTTCTGCTAAACCATTTAGAGTTATTGGTATTACCTTTAATGAAGATTTTACAGTAGGATTATCTTTAGTAGAGTATCAAGCAACTCACTATACATGGGTTTCTAAAACACAAGCAACAGCAGTACCATCAACTAATTTACCTAATCCATTTACTATCCAACCACCAGCAAGTGTTACTTTAGATGATACTTTAATTGAATATAATGATGGAACTGTAATTGTAGCTTTAGATGTATCAATAGGTGTTTCTCTTGATAGCTTTGTTGATTATTACCAAGTAGAGTACAAAAGAAGTACAGATTCAGATTTTATTATTTATGCACAAGGTTCAGGATTAAATCACAGAGTTTTAAATGTAATTGACCAACAAACTTATGATGTAAGAGTAAAAGCTGTAAATACATTGGGAGTATCTTCAACTTATGTTTCTGAACAAAGAACAATTATAGGTGCTATTGAGCCACCATCTGATGTAGAAGATTTTGCGTGTAATGTTGTTGGACAAGAAGCACATCTTTCATGGACACAAATACCTGATTTAGATTTAGCATATTACAGTTTAAGATTTAGTGAAGAAACTGATGGAACTGCTGATTGGCAAAACTCAGTTGCATTAGTAGAAAAAGTATCAAGACCAGCAACTTCAATATCTGTACCTGCAAGACAAGGTACTTATCTAATTAAAGCAGTAGATAAATTAGGTAACTTTAGTTCAAATGCAACAGCTATTATTTCAAATGTTACAAGCATACAAAATTTTAATTCTATTGCTACACAATCAGAACACCCTGATTTTAATGGAACTTTAAATAATACTGTAGTTATAGATAATTTTATTCAATTAGATTCATCAGAATTATTTGATAGTGCTACTGGAGATTTTGATGATGAAACAACTAAATTTTTTGATTCTGGTGTTACTAGTGCTGATTTTTATGAAAGTGGTAATTATTTATTTGCAGATATAATTGATATAGGTGCTAAACATACTGCAAGAATTACAGCATCATTAACACAAACAGCAGATAATCCAGATGATTTATTTGATGCAAGAAGTGGATTATTTGATTCTGCTTCTTCTAATTTTGATGGAGATGTTTCTGCTAATTGTAATGCACATATTGAAATAGCTACATCTGATGATAATGTTACTTATACTGCTTTCCAAAACTTTGTAATAGGAAATTATACAGCTAGATATTTTAAATTTAGAGTAGTTTTAATTTCAAGAGATTTAGCATCAACTCCAGTTGTATCAGCGGTAACAGTTTCTATAGATATGGAAGATAGAATATTTAGTGGAAATGATTTAACTTCTGGTGCTGGAACTTACACAGTAACATTTACAAATCCATTTAAATCTGTTAATTATGCAGTTGGAATCACAGGCGAAGACTTAGCTACAGGAGATTTCTTTTTGGTTGAAAACAAGACAATAACTGGTTTTGATTTAACATTTAAAAATTCAAGTGGTACAGCGATAAGTCGTACCTTTGATTATATTGCAAAAGGCTTTTAAAAGGAGTATAAGAACACATGGCTCAACACGATTATGATATAGCAAACCAATCATTTCCATCATTTAGATCAGATTTAAATTCTGTTTTAGAAGCTGTAAATACATCAAATTCAGGATCATCAAGACCTACTTCAGCAGTAGCAGGAACAGTTTGGTTAGATACAACTAATGCAACAAATCCAACCTTAAAATTCTATGACGGAGCAGATGATATATCTTTAGCACAATTAGATTATTCAGCTAATACTGTGAACTGGTTAGATTCAACAGTAGCAACAGATTTAGTAAATGACACAACTCCACAATTAGGTGGAGATTTAGATGTTAATAGTAATTCAATAGTTTCAGTTTCAAATGGAAATATCTCAATTACACCAGATGGAACAGGTAAAGTAATTCTTGATGGATTAAGTTATCCAACAGCAGATGGTACAGCAGATCAAGTAATGAAAACTGATGGTTCTGGTAATATTACTTTTGGAGAAGTTTCAGGTGGAGAACAATGGCAAACAGTTAAAACATCAGATTTTACAGCAGTAGCTGGAGAGGGATATTTTATTAACACAACATCAGCAGTAGTTACAATGACATTACCTGCATCTCCATCTTTAGGAGATTTTGTAACATTTGTTGATTACGCAGGAACATTCGATACTAATGCTTTAACAATAGGAAGAAATTCACAACCCATTCAAGGTTCAGCTAGTGATTTAACAGTTTCAGTTGAAAGGGCATCTAACACTTTAGTCTATGTAGATGGTACTCAAGGTTGGCTGTTAAAGGCTAAATAATGGCTACCTACAAACAGATACAAGGCACAGCAGTTCAAAACTATACTAACGATCCTGCAAATCCTATTGAGGGTCAATTATGGTACAACGACACAGCCAATTCATTTAAATATTCATCAATATCAACAACAGGTGCATGGTCAACAGGAACTGCTTTAAATACTGCTAGATCATCTTTAGGTTTTAGTCCAGCTGGAACTCAATCATCAGCATTAGCTTCTGGTGGACAAGTACCACCAGCAACAGGAAACACAGAAAAATGGAATGGAACAAGCTGGACAGAAGTTAGTGATTTAAATACAGCTAGATATGACGTGGGGTCAGGTGGAACAGCAACTTCAAATTTAGTTTTTGCTGGAGAGAGTGATCCAACAGGTAGAGTAGCACTTACAGAATCATATAATGGAACAAACTGGACTGAAGTAAGTGATTTAAATAGATCACATCAACAAGTATCAGGAGTAGGTTCTAGTAATACATCAGCTTTAGCTATTGGTGGATATGATCCTGGTGGAGCAAAAAATTTAGTAGAAAAATGGAATGGTAGTAGTTGGACGGAAGTTGGAGATTTAAACACAGCTAGAGCATATCCTGGAGCAACAGGAACAAATACATCTGCTTTAGCTTTTGGAGGTTGGTTAGACCCTGCAAGCACAGACGTTACAGAATCTTGGAATGGTTCTTCTTGGACAGAACTAAATGATTTAAACACTAGTAGGACAGCCATAAAAGGTATTGGAACTAAAACAGGAGCATTAGCTGTTGGTGGATTTGCTGATCCCTCAACTCCTAGAGCATTGACAGAAGAATGGAATGATACATCTTGGTCTGAAGTTAATGATTTAAATACAGGAAGAAATGGTGGAGGATCATCAGGATCAACGTCAGCAGGATTATATTTTACAGGCTCTGCACCACCAGTAACAACAGCAGTTGAAGAATGGAATGGTGCAGGAGCAACAATAACAAAAACAATAACAACATCTTAAAGGAGGTAATAACTATGGCAAAAACATATCAATACTGTGTAGCAGAAAACTGGGGAAAAGGATTTATAGAACATTCTGAATCTCAAAAAATAACTTTTAGAGGTTATCCTGCTAATGTTTGGCAAGTACCAGCACACAATAAAGATGCTAATATGTGGATTAATAAAGTTTTAGGTCAAATTAAAACAAAAGACGAAGCACAAACACTTGTAGATGCAGAAGTTCAAATAGCACAAGCTAATTGGGATTCGCTACCAGAAGAAGAAAAAACAGATGATAACCCAAGACCACAAGATATAACTTTGGAGGAATAAATTTTAAATGTCAGAATATAAAGGCATACAAGGTAATAAAGTCAGAAATTATACTTCTGATCCTGATAACCCAAAAGAGGGTCAGGTATGGTATAATGAAACGTCTAATACTTTAAAAGTATCTTCTGTTAGTACAGCAGGTGCATGGTCAACAGGAACTGCTATGAATTTAGCAAGATATAATTTAGCAGGGTGTGGTACACAAACATCAGCTCTAGCTTTTGGAGGAAACTATCCTCCAGGAGATAATTTTGCAAATCAAACAGAATTATATAATGGATCAAGTTGGACTGTAAAAAATACTTTAAATACAGGTAGAGAAGGTTTAGGGGGTGCGGGAACATCTACTTCAGCTTTAGCTTTTGCTGGAAACTCTCCATCAACTACAAATTTAACAACAACAGAATCTTGGAATGGGTCTAATTGGTCAACAACACCAAATAGTATGGGTACAGCTAGAAAAAATTTAGGAAGTGCAGGAGCATCAAATACATCCGCATTAGCTTTTGGTGGAGATATATCTCCTGGTTCTCCAAGACCACAAGCATTAACAGAAACTTGGGATGGAACAAGTTGGACTGAAGTAAGCGATTTAAACACTGCTAGAATGAACGTTATGGGCTGTGGAGTAAAAGATTCAGCACTGGCTATTGGTGGTTATGACTTTAACCCTAATTATACTAATGCTGTAGAATCTTGGAATGAAACTGCTTGGACTCAAATTAGTGCTTTAAATACTGCAAGATATGATCCAGGAGCAACGGGAACTCAAACTTCAGCTTTAGCTTTTGGAGGAAATCCAAACACTGCAAACACAGAATTATGGAATGGATCATCTTGGACTGAAGTAGCAAATTTAAATGTAGCTAGAAATAGTTTGGCAGGAGCAGGGACAACTACAGCTGGTTTAGCTTTTGGAGGAACTCCACCAGTTGGAGGACAAACAGAAGAATGGAATGGTGCTGGTGCAACATTAACAAAAACAATAACAACAGATTAAACTATGACAACTTACAAAGAAATAATTGGAACAAATATAGAAGTAGTATCATCTGATCCTAGCAATCCTGTTGAGGGTCAAGTTTGGTATAATACAACATCAGGTACTTTAAAAGGTGTTAGTGTTACTACATCAGGAAGCTGGGCGACTGGTGGGAGTTTAAATACAGGAAGACGAGGATTAGCAGGGGCAGGAACAAAAACAGCTGGACTAGTTTTTGGTGGAGAAGGTGATCCACCTGTATATGCACAAACAGAATCTTATGATGGTGCGACTTGGACAGAAGTAAGTGATTTGAATACAGCAAGAACACTTTTAGGAGGAACAGGCACACAAACATCTGCATTAGCGTTTGGTGGTAGTAGCCCAACAGCAATAACAGAGTCTTGGAATGGAACGTCTTGGACTGAAGTTGCAGATTTAAACACAGCTAGAGATAGTTTAGGTGGAACAGGTGCAGACAATACTTCTGCTATAGCTTTTGCTGGTACTACTGCTCCAAAACAACAAACAGAAACTTGGAATGGAACTAGTTGGACAGAAGTTAGTGATTTAAACACAGGAAGAAATGAAATAGCAGGACACGGAATTGTAACATCTGCATTAGCTTATGGAGGAAATTTACCTGGAGTTACAGGAGTTACAGAAAGTTGGAATGGCACAAGTTGGACAGAAACAACAGATTTAAATACTGCTAGACGAACTTTAGCTGGTTCAGGAACTGATAACACAATAGGTCTTGCTTTTGGAGGAGGAACTCCGTCAAATACAGGAGCGACTGAATTATGGAACGGAAGTAGTTGGACGGAAGATACAGATTTAAGCACTGCAAGAAATGCTTTAGCTTCTTCTAATGGAGTTGGTAGCACATCAGCTTTAGCTTCTGGTGGAACTACTGGTACAATTACAGGTGCAACAGAAGAATGGACAGGTGCTGGTTCTCCATTAACAAAAACATTTACAACTTCTTAACACTTTACAAATAAACTAAAAGGTATATCAATATGTCAATGTCAAATAAAAAAGACGTAAAAGACTTAATACAACAAGAAGAATCTCATCTTAATAATCTATTAGAACAAGAAGATTTAAATTCTTTCAAAGGAATGGTTGAAGAATTAAGAGATACTTGGACTAAAAAACAAATGTTTAGAACAGAAACTGAAGCAAGATTTTCTGTGTTGCAAGACAATCGCTATCCTACAAAAGCATCTAAATATTGGCAATGTGTTAGAGAACAATCATCATACTTGGACAACCTAATGACTTTATCATTTGATTACAGAAGAAATGAAGCAAAGATTAAATGGTTAGAAAAGAAAATAGAAACAGAACAAGATGAATATAAATTAACTAAATATCAAATAGATTTAGATGAAGCTAGATTTGGTAAAGCATCTATGGAGAAAGTTGCTAAACATAGAATGAGAGAAATTAAAATGTGGTCTAAATTAAAAGGAGAATTTAATGATGGATCATTTAACGATAAAGATGTTAATGAACATCAATTAGAATCTTATGGATTACAATATTTTGAAAAAGCTAAAACATTAAATGAACATTCATCAGAATCTGAAAAGTTTAATATCTTAGGTCAATTACAATCTTTACAAAGAATTAAGAAATCTGGTGAACTAGAACAAAATAAGAAAGAAGAACTGCCTAACAATTCTTAATGAATTTTGATTTTGTATTCTTAGGTCAATCTATTCTAAAGTATCAAGTACCTTTAGATATATTTCATTCAATCAATAATATTTACGAACAAAACTATAAATATTTACATAAAGCTAACAAACAATTAGTAGGTAAAATAGAAGATGAACATAGTTTATTTTATAATGGTAATGATGAATCTAAAGTAAAAAGACACAATATATTACCTACAAATATTACAAATTATTTCATAGAAGTATTTAAGCATTATTTAAACTTTAATAAAATTAGAGATTATAAATTACATCTAAATTCTATTTGGGTTAATGAAATGAAAGAACATGAATATAATCCAGTACATATTCACAGAGGAACTTTATTTACAGGTTTGTCATCAGTAATGATATTAAAATTACCAAATACTTATGGTGTAGAATATTCTAATGATGCTGTTCCTCAAAATGGTAAATTACAAATATTAGGTGCTAGTAATGGTCAATTTGCTAAAATAGATTATCAGCCACCAATGAATATTAGAGATTTTTATGTATTTCCTTATGATATGAGGCATGGAGTTTATCCTTTTAATGGCACTAAAGATATTAGAAGAACTTTAGCTGGTAATTGTGATGTAGAATTTGACCCAATAAAAAATAGAGGAGCAATATGATAACAGAACCAAGATGGAAATCTTACATAGTTGAAACTACACAACCAATATTTACACCTCAACAATGTCAAATGATTATAGATGCTGGAAAAAATGAACCTAAACAAACTGGAGAAGTTGGTGGTGGAGCAAAAGGAACTGTAGATACTAAAACTAGAACTTCACATATTAGTTGGATTCCATTTAAGAAAATGGCAGATATGTATAAAGATATAGAAAAAATTATGAAAGCTACTAATGGTAATCACTTTGGTTTTGATGGAATGACAATAACAGAAATGGCACAATATACAGAATATCCTGAGGGTGGGTTTTACGATTGGCATATAGATAATGATGTTAATTGTTCACATGAACCACCTGTAAGAAAAATATCTATGACTTGCCTACTATCTCCTGAATCAGAGTTTGAGGGTGGAGATTTAGAATTAATGTCAGAGGGTAAAGTTGCTAAAATTAAACAAGGTCATGCAGTATTTTTTGCATCATTTATAAGACATAGAGTTAAACCAGTTATTAAAGGTAATAGAAAATCTTTAGTAATGTGGTTTGGAGGTACACCATTTAAATGATTAGAGAATTACATTTTCCAACACCTATTTATATTGCAGATATAAAACACCCAACATTAAATAAAGATTTAGAAAGAGATATTGTTGCTTGGTCTAAACAAGATAAAGGTATATCAAGAACTAATGTTCAAGGTTGGCACTCAACAACTGATATGCACGAAAGACCAGAATATAAAAATTTAGTAAATATGTTATATGAAGCACAAAGGACTATTTACGATCAAGAACATTTAGCAAGTGAACCATTTTTAGGTAATATGTGGGCTAATATAAATCCACCAGGAGGAATGAATAGATCACATCAACACCCTAATTCATTATGGTCAGGTGTTTATTATGTTAAAGCACCTAAAAACTGTGGACATTTAAAAGTAGATGATCCAAGAAACTCAGCATCTATGATAAGACCAAAACAAAAACCAGGACAATTACCACCAAGATTATATAGAGAAACACATTACGAACCTAAAGATGGTAGATTAATTATGTTTCCGTCTTGGTTATTACATTGTGTTGATCCTAATGAATCTAATGAAATAAGAATATCAGTATCGTTTAATTTTTTGCAGAAAGGAATGTTTGTGTAATGTTTAAATACAAAGTTATTAAAAACGCAATAAGCTATGATTTAGCTAATTTTATATTTAATTATTTCTTACTTAAAAAAGATGCAGTAGAATTTATGTATAAAAATAATATACATTCCGAATCATCAATCTTAGGTACATGGAAAGATAAACAAATACCTAATACTTATTCTTGTTATGGAGATTTTGTAATGGACACTTTGTTAATGAAAGTATTACCTATTATGAAACAACAAACAGGATTAGATTTAATACCTACTTATTCTTATGCTAGAGCATATAAAAAAGGCGATATATTAAAAAGACATAAAGATAGACCTAGTTGTGAAATATCTACAACATTAAACTTAGGTGGCGATCAATGGCCTATATTTATAGACCCTACAGGCAGTAATAATGTTATAGATGAATACAAAAATATACATAAACCTAATGCTCCAAAAGGAGATAAAGTCGTTCTTGAAGTAGGAGATATGTTAGTTTATAATGGTTGTGATTTAGAACATTGGCGAGAAGAATTTATGGGTAATATTTGTGGACAAGTATTTTTACATTATAATCAAGTAAATGGAAAATTTGCTGATTCTAACAAGTTTGAT